ACACCAATATTCTTTGCAATTTTCTTTAAATCAGTAATAGTTTTTTGGTTCAATTCGTCCTCGGTGTAGTCGCTCTTTGCAACGTCTGTTGCCGGTGCGCTTGCCGCTTCAACCTTAGCCGCTTCTTTTGCGTCTGTCGGCTTTGCTAAACCAAGTCGAATATATTCCTGTGCATGTGCTTCATTCGCTGTGAATGTGTCACCTTGCTTAACAGTATTCACGCCCCCACGCGAGAACGTTTTTAAGGCTACTAATTCCATGTTGTTTGTCCTCCTGCTGTCTTAGTATTAAAAACTGAAAAAGGAGGCAATTTGCCCCCTTCTCATGCGTCTAGGGTTATACTGCCGCTGTGAATGCACCGCGAACAAATGCTTCTGGACGGTATACAGTTAATGCCAAGCGCTCTTCTGCAAGAATAGCTAGCATGTTTCGTGCAAAGTAATCTGCATGGTGTTCAGAGATACGCACATTTGCTTGCTCTCTATCCCATAATTGCCCTGCAAGTCCAAATGCACCTACTAAGAATTCGCCTTCGTTCATGCCTGTAGATTGAACAACCGGCACTCTCCATAGGCGTGTTTCTCCACCGTTAACCACTGATACCCAAATATAATGACCGTCTGTGCCTTTTTGAAGCTCAATGTCTTCCCAATCAGACGGATGTAGAACAATACCTGTTGCCGGATAGCCTGCAAGTAATGTACGTGTAATCGCACGGCGTAAATGGTCAATGCGTGTGTCTGCCGCCGCTACGCCTCCAACGTTTTGCACGTTTGGATTTGTCATAATCCCTGCCATGTTGTCGCCAACGCCATCACCGTAAAGAATTTGCGCTTCTTCTGTTAGTGCTAGTCCATATGTTAAACGTCCGTCAACATAGTTACGTAACATTGGAGCATCTTGAATGATTTGGCGTGTTGCCGGAATCCAATGCGCTAATGTTTTAACTGTTGCGCTCTCAATGTCAAACGTTAAGTCTGATTGTGGTTTAAGTGATTTTTCCGGCGCTACTGCTGACGCATTTGTAAAGCCTGTTTCCACAATGTACTCAATAGCGTTGCTAGTAGTACGTTGAACGTTTAATAGGTCACGAATACGTAGGTCTTCTTGTGGCGGTGTAAGAACGCCTGCAATTGTTTGTGGGCTTACAAGAATGCCGCCTTTAGGGTCTGTGCTATCTAGGTCTTTTGTAAAGAATCCTTTTAGGCTTTGGCTAGCTTTAAACTCGCCGCTACCCATGTTTTTATAAGAATCTGATTCAATTAGTAAGTCGCCGGCGCTTTTCGCACGCTCGCCGCCACCAAATGAAGGACGTTGCATTTTTGTTTCAAAGTCTTTGTATTTGTCTGTTACGCCTTTTAGTTCTTGCTCATATTGATTGATTTTTTGTTCAATCGCTGTGATAGAATCGGCTGTAGATTGTGCCGTTTCTCCGTGTGTTCTCATTTCGTCTGCTTGTTGGTCTAATAAACCTTTTAAGCTCTTCCATGATGCGTTAAATTCAGTTTGAAGCGTTTTAAGGTCTACTGCTTCATCCTTTTTATTTTCTGCAAAGAATTGAATATCTAATTTTAAAAGCGGTACAAATGGCTTTTTAATATACATGGTGTGTTCCTCCTGTTGGTTTATTGGTCTTCCCATTCAGAAAAACAAATGGCAAGGCGCTGTTCTTGGTCGGGATAACGTGAATGTAAGCGGCTCATACAAGCGCTTATAAACTCGTCTTGGTCATCTTTCTTGCTCTTCGTTTGAGTCGGTTTATAGCCTTTCATGTCGGCTATAAGAGCTTGGAAAGGATTAATTGAGTGAAGGTCATTCGGCTCAACTGTTCCGGCTTCAAGCTGTTTTAAAAGCGTTTCAAGCGTTCTAATCGTGTTTTCAATGCTTTTAATATCGGCTTTTGCAAAGTTTTTATGCTCTTTCAACATGTTTGCCATAACAGGGTTTGAAAATTCCTTGACTAAGCTATTAAAATGCGTCTTCACGCTTACAATGTCGGCGTTTGGGTTCATCGGGAACGTAACCGGCGAAAACTCATATAACACAAGCTCTTTAAGAAAGCGTGTTTGTCCATCCTCGCTTATGTCATCTCCTACAACGTCATAACCAATGCTCATTTGGTCAACCACGCCGTCTTTAATAAGCTCTAGTGCTTCATCGCCTAGGCGTGTTTTACTAATGCGCCCTTTTACATAAAGCCCCTTGCTATCCTCTTCCATGTGCGTAGGAAGTCCAATTGGCTCATTATGTTGCCATAGGATTTTTACTTTGTTTTGCGGAAAACGTTCTGTAATGGTCTTTTTAAAAGCGCCCTTTTGTATTTGGTCGCCGCCTAAATCCCTATCCCATGTGCTTGCATAGCCTTCAAACTCTCGCTTATCTGAATTGGCTTTATACTCAAAGTTAAGATTTTTTAAAAGCATTCGTGTGCCTCCATCTATTCAAAGTGATGTAATATAACGCAACGGCAATTGATATTCTCGCCGGTCTTTTCGGTTTGTGTGTATTCGCCTGCATATTTCAAGCCGTTTGAAAAAGCTTCTCCAAGCGGCACACGTTCGCCGTGCATCTTTTCATGGCTATCTCGCACGCGGTCATCTAGGCTCGTATACCATTCACCTACAAGCGTTTGCCCTAACACCTCTTGCGCTTTTAAGCCTGCTTGGTGCTGTGCATAGCCTAGTGCGTTTTGTGTCTCGGTTCTTGCAATGCGGTATGCTCTATAACGGCTAAATTCTTTGTATTGGTCTTTAATGTTCTTGGCTAGTTCGTCCATTGTGGCGTTTGCTTCGTTCGCCTCTTCAACCATTGCGCCAATGACTTGCCTTGTCCAATCGCTCACCATTGCAACTTTTGTGCCTGCAAGCTTTCGTATGTAGGCTTTTATTGTCTCGGTGTACGGATTAAAAAAGTCGCTTAACGCTTTGTATTCGCTCGGCTCATGGTTCTTTGTTAAGTCGTCATAATGTGCCGCGCCAATGTCTTCAACAATGCCGGTGTAACTAGCTATTAAAAAGGTTTCCCACTTGGCGGCGTTCTTCTCTAGCGCTTTTTTCCAATCGCCGCTTTTAACTGCATTGGCTAATAGCTCGCCTTCACTTTCAAAAAGCTTGGCGCTTTTGCGTGTCATATTTAAAACCCATTGCTCACGCTTTCGGTCAATACGCTTGAAATGAAAATCCTTTTGAGCATCACTGTAAGCGCTTGCTTTTTTATTTTGAGCGGTGCCCCTACTCTTAGTATTAAATGAACCCATTCCGGCTTGTGTCGGCTCTTCTGAATCGTCTGCCGGTTGTTCTTCATCGTCCGGCGGTGTATCATCCGGCGGCGGTTCTTGTGTGCCTGTGTCCTCGGTTTGTGTCGGGTCTTCCATGTTCTCTAAGATAGTCGCCGGCATTAATCCGCTTGGTAAATAGCCCATATCGCCGCCTTCTATATCGTCAAAGCCTAGGTCTAAGCGCTGATTGATAATATTAAACGGCACACCCATTGCAAAAAGTTGTGCGGCTGTTGCCATTTTTTCCGTGTTGCTTGTTTGTAGTGCCTCCACGTTTGAAAGGTCATAATCCAAAATAACGCCTTGCCCAAACTCCGGCGCTATGGACTGATTAAAGCAATTCTTAATATCTTCAAGTAGCGGCACCAAATGGTCTTGCCAAAAAATCTTCCTTGCTGTTTCGATATTGTTGTATGTGCTGTTCTCTAATACGCCAATCATCGGCGGCGGCACATTAAAGATTGTGCATATCTCTTCACGTGTAAATTTGCGGCTATTTAAAAAATCTAGCTCCGCCGGTGATAGGCTCATTTGTTGCCACTTGGCGCCTGCTCCTAATACCCACGGCGAGCGTGCATTTTCAAAGCCTTGATGTTGGTCGCGTATCATTTGGCGTGCCTCTTCCCATTGGTCACGTGTCAAATGGCTTTCAAACGTGAAAATACCGTCTGAAATGGCACGGTTTTGAAGTGAAACTTTTTGAAAGCGCACGGCTTCAACTTCACTATCAACCGTTCTTGCTCCGGCTTGTAGCGGTGCCATACCCCAATAAGGGTTTGCAGGGTCTAAGAATTTGTTGTGCATAATGTCGCGTTGTTCAAAGCGCTGTCTTACGCCGTCTTTCTCGTATAAATAATGGTCAATAAAATCCGTTTTACTTGGTATAACCTTCATTGCATCCGGCGGCAATTGCCACAATTCTACCGGCACCCCTCCGGCTCTTACCTTTGTAAACACGGCATTACCGCCCAAATATAAATGGTGAACCATGCCTTCTATAAGGTCTTTTCGGTTGTGAAAGGGCGTAGGATTTTCAATTAAAAGCTCCATAGGATGCCGCTTTATTTGTTGCCAATCACCATTGCGCTTTTGTCTATACGCGTACCACGGCACACTTGCCGCACTCCTAGCGATTAATTGAATACAGGCATAAACATATGTGCTAGACTTTAGCCCCTCGCTTATGGCTTTCTCGGTTGTCCAATCATTAAACTTTGCGTCTTGGTTTGTCTTCCAACTAGGCAACAACTGACTATAACGCATTGATTTTTTTCTGAAAGGGTTAAATTTCAAGCTTTGCCCCTCCTTTTCGTATATTTACAAACGGAAAAAAGCGCCCCCTATTCATTGTGGGTCGGCGCCTGTTTATTATTCTGTTGAGACTCTTTTATTTCGCTTAGTATGTCTTGCTTGGCTCGGTGTATCTCGGCTTGCAACTGTGTATAAATAAACTTGTTTTGAATTTCTATGTTATTCATTTCCTGTTGCAAGTTCTGTTGCTGTTTGGTTTGCGCTTGGTTGCTTATATGTGAAAAGATGCCAGCTAATATAACACCTTCAACAATGACGCTTGCTATAAATTCGATAATGGTTAATGTGATAGTTTCACTCATTTTCTACACTCTCTTATTTCGTCTTTTATCTCTTCGATTTCGTTGTATAGTTCTTGGCTTTGCTCTTTTAAAAGCTTGGTGCTATTTGCTTTGCTTAACGCTGTATTGACTACCACAATAGCAAGGAACATGAAAACGTTAAAATCCTGTAGACAATGCTTGAAATAGTCAAACATGGTCAATCATCCTTGTTGTTTAAAATCAATGCAAACACAATTGCCACGGCTACAACCAAAAATAAAAGGCTCCACCCATGCAAGAAAGAATACTTGCTAAATCCAAATGCTACTTGTGCGTTTTCTGTTAGCTCTTCAAAGGCTTTTTTAGCGCCTTCGTCTAATGTTTCAAACAAGATAGTTACGCCCTTCCTATAAAGAAATTAATAGCGGTTTGCCAACGTGTAAGGGCTTGGCTCATTGCATCTACCATATCGTCATGCTTTCCGGCTGGAAACTGAATTAATTCCTCGATAAAATCATTAATCCAAGGGCATATGCTCGGATGCGGTAAAAATACATTGCCTGCTTCCCATTGTGGGCTTATGGCATCCGCTCGCACGGTTTTGCCGCCCATTGGCTCAATAGGTATCATTCCACTAATCTCTTTCTTTAAATAGTCAATTATTGCCGTTCCGTTTGCTTTATCTTCAACTAGCTTTGTATGAGCCTTTGGATGTTTAGCGGAAAAAGTACGGATAGCGGCAACGGTTTGTGGAAAGTTCATTCTGTCTCTCACTTGGTCTATAAGATATTTGTTCGCGCCCTTCTTGCCCCATGCTTGGAGCACACAAAAATCACTTGTTTTTTTGTCTTTAAAAGAGGCGTCCACGCTTATTAATTGTTCGTCTAACTGTGGCAATGTCTTGTAGAATTGAATCCATTCACGCTTGAATACATCGCCGCTATCCGGTGTGGGTCGCTGTTGAAAAAGGCTGTACCAAACCTTGCTACCAACTTCCACTTTTTTCTTTGCTGCCCATTCATTGTCATAGCCAAATTCAGACCAAAGAGGCTCGCCCTCTTCACGCCCTAATAGGTCGTTTTCTTCTGCTATTGCAGGCAGGCTTATAACTTCCCATTCGTCCGGCTCACTGGCTAGAATGCGTCCGGCTAAGTCGTCATGGTGCCAACGTGTGAGAATCACAATCGTTACACCGTTCGGCATTAATCGCGTACTTAGTGAACTTTGGTACTCTTCCCAAACACGGTTGCGGTATGTCTCGCTCTCGGCTTCTTGGCGTGTTTTTATCGGGTCA